ATATATTGTTAATAATATAATATTGTTATAGGTAAGGTGGGGCTAAACAACTTAGGTAAGCTCCAGCTAAACATAGAAAGGAAATATACTAATGAAATTACACCATACAGAATATAAAAAGAATTACGTTAATTATATATTAGATTGCATTAATCTTGAAGAGGTTGAGGATTATGGCTTAGAAATACCAGAGACAATGCAAGACATAAACAATTATGATAATGAATTAAAGTATGTAAAAACTAAATACATATTAACCAAATTCTATGATGAACAAGGGTGGAATATTGCCAGAGTAGGAAAGCAGAAAGCTATTGCCGAATGGTTAAGTGGCTTAGCTTTGAATATAGAATATTATTATACTGATATTGTAGAACTTGCCAAAAGAATGGGAAGTATTGAAGACAACCCAAGTAATAGAACGATAGAAAGAGTAGAACAAGGATACTGGGATTTTATGGCTAACATTATTATTGATATGGAAAATAAACTATTGGTAGGTATTGACAACTAATATAATATATACTACAGATATATAATAACAACTGAAAGGGGATAACTATGAATCAACAAGAATATATATTGTGGGGTGTCTTACAAGGCAAACCAGATTGGCAAGAAGAAATATTGTTGACCACTTATAAACCAGAAGATATAGAAAAGGTTAAACCACTAGCAACAGAGAAAGGCTACCACAAATTTAGAGTAACTACCTTTGAATTTGGCAAAGACTTTCCAGACTTTAGCGACCCAAAATTAATTAACATATAGAAAGGGAATAACTATGAAAGAGATTACAACAGTAATAGACAACCAAGAATATATATTGACCAGTGGTGATTATATTGCCCTAAATAATAAAGGACAGCTGCTTGGCATAGCTGGTTCACTTGATGATTTTACAGAACAATATAAAGATGATGAGGACAATATATGTAACTTGGAATTGCACCAACCAAACGGCATATATGCCATACTAAAAGTAGAACAATTATTAACAATAGAAAGGGAAAAATATGTTTAATAAAATACAAGACTTAACAAGCAAGATAGCAATAGGCGTATCCATATTCTTTGTAGTAGCTTGGCTAATATGTGCCTATCAATTAGTAACGTTCATGAGATGGTGGTGACTATGAGTAATGAGGTATATGTATTTGCAGTTACAGAAGTAGTACAACACGAGATTAGTGTTTTAGCAGAAAGTGAAGAAGAAGCTAATGAACTAGCACTAGATGTTATGAATAGTGGTGATTGGATAGTTGAATCACATACAAAACATTTTGATTTAATAAGAAAAGAAAGGAATGACTATGAGTAAACCAATAGATTTAGGCGAAGTATGTATCCATTGTAGAGAGAGCGTTGCATTTGGTAGTGGCAAATTCGTAGACAGATACCCTGTATTTGGATTAGAAGATGAAGGTATAGAGTATGATGGATATTGTTGCAATGAATGTGAACAACAATGGATTAATGATAACCCTGAAATAGTGGAGCAATTAAATGAATATGCATGATTTAAGGGGTATAGAAAGCGAGGTAGACAAGATAAAAGATTGGCTTACTTGGTCAAACATAGGTGATAAGTTTATATACTATCGTGGCTTTCTTGCTGGTGATATGAAAGAAGAAGACCCCAAAGTAGTAAGACTAGCAAAGAGAATACAAGAAGTTGTTAATGAACTATACGAAACTAAAGAAGTTACACTGACACAAAAAAAGGTAGATGAAGAAAGCTATGAGTACATAGCAATTAAAACTTGACCTTGTGTGTGTTCACAAACTTATTCATCAAACCCTCTAGTTCTTTTTTTGGATTGGAGGGTTTTTTGTTGTCCTTAACAAAGACATTCTTAAAGTAAACAACAGACTTAATACTATCCTTGTTGTTATTCATACGATACCTAATAGTATCTTCCATCTTCTTTAGTATTTCTTCTTTAGTAAAGTCTTGCAGCCACAGAGTGACTAGTTCTTCATGTGCTGTGGTGTGTAAGGCTTGATGTCCATAGTATTTGCGAACAATATCTTTGAATAATAATAGTATTGTTCTTGCTTCTTTAGTTGGTTTGATTTTCTCATACATTCTTGCACCTTGTTCTATCTTTGGTGGTACTACTTCTGCTATTTCTGATACAGTTTCAGATGTCTGCACACTCAATGCTTCTTCTTCATCTACCATATCATCAAATACCATATAGTATTTGTTACCTTTTAAACCTTTGTGTCTCGTCTTGGCGTGCCTGATGTAATCCCATTCAATTAACTTCTTGATGTGTTGGGATACGGCACTACGACTGACACCTAAATGTCTTGCGATAGTTTCTTGGTTTGGAAAACAAGTACCTGCTCTGTTAGTAAACATAGCCAAGCAACAGAACACAAGAAAGGTCGTTGGATATTTCTTTGACCTCTCATCTACCACCCTTTTACTTGGAATGACGCTCCAAATGCTAGGTACTTTAGGATTTCCATTTGAGTATTTGTTTTTACTGTCCATATCCCTTGATTAATAAGTCCTCTGTAAATGACAGTACATCTTTGGGTGTCATATCATATTCTCTTACGAGTATAGCAATTACTAGCCACAAAGCCTTCTTAACATCATCTGATTTGCCCTTGTCTTTGTGCCTTACGATATACTTTATTGCAGAACCCTCACCAAAGGGTAAGTCTTTTACAAAATCGTATGTCTGTAATGATTTACCACAAGTACACTTACCTTTTTGATAGTAACTAGGATTAATCTTGTCCATTTGCAAACACCCTGCTGCTATCTATTAGTTGCTTGATTCTTTTCTCATTCACTTTTGAACGTGCATTGACACCTGTTGTTAGTATGTCAGTACATAATCCTACCAATGATGTTCTTTCATTCCTTGCAACTACAGTAAGTGCTGTTTTTAGTTCGCTTGGTATCTTGATATAAAGGGGTGTGATATTTGTTTCTTCCATTTTATCCTCCGTTAATTAAAAAAATATATAACAAATTGTTTGACACTATATTGAAGATAGTGTTTAACTATAATCATGTCAATAACTATGGAAAGGAAATACAAATGACAGTTAATAACTATACACTTGAAGAACAAGCTAATCAAGATAACGCATTATACAATTTAGTACAGCCAGAGATAGATGTAACTGAATTTATCTACACAATTCCAGATTTAGAAACTTGGATAGAGGAATATTATTTCCCAGATTTAGTAAACAAAGTATGCGACGAACTATGTGTAGTTGATAGAACAATCAGGAAAGCTATTGAAAAGAAACTAAATGAATTAAAAATTGAAGAAGATAGGAGTGAAGTACATGAATAATAGAATGGACCAACAATATCAAGGATTCCTAGCTAATTCTTTGTATGACATAAACACAGTCAAAGAGATTGCACGTAGCTTAACAGTCAATGAAAAGAATGAGTTAGAGAAAACTGTGGGGATATTTGGGTGTACTACAGACATATCGTCTAGTCTTGCTCACATCATTAAACATGAGGTTATACATAGATTAGAGCCTGATCCAATGGCAGAAAAGAGGATGAATGACGCTGTAGATATGCTACTTAGTATTGCTAAAGAGCTAGAACCACAGATAAAAACAAAACAATCAAGATTAACCAAACAATTCGTTCACAAACAAGGATTATAAAATGACAGAAGAAAATAAAACACAGCCACAAAGTATCTACAGTAAGATCATTGAAATGCAACAGGAGATAAAAAAGGTGGAGCCAGAAGAAGCTGATGGTCTGAGATTTTCTACAGTAAACCACTGGGATATAACGACAAGTGTCAAAGAAGTAGCGTTGAAAAAAGGACTGGTAATCCTCCCTTATGTCAAAACAACTTCACACGAGGGCAACGATACATGGGTAACAGTAGCTATTCAAATAACTGACACAGAGACTGGAGAGCAAATAGTTATTGGAGATTATCCTGGTCAAGGTAGAGATACACAAGACAAGGGTCCTGGTAAAGCTATAAGTTATGCTATCAAGACAGCGTTCCTTAAGATATTCATGATGGGTGTCAAGGATGATACAGAGAATGAGCAAGATCAAGACATTACTATTAATATCATTGCAAAAAAATTATCTGAGGCAGAGATTAAATTGGATGAACTTGGTGCTGTTGTTAATACCAAGGAAGAGTGCATTACCTTTGTAGAAAAAAACAAAGCAGATCTTGAAAGAATAAAGGAAGAGTATACAGAAGCTGATAAGAAAAGTAAGAGACAAAAGAAACCAATCCCAGTCCCTGAAAACCTTAAAGAAATGTATACCACAGTCTATAGAATAAACAAGAAAGCTAAGGAGACGCATAGTGAAGAATCTTAATGGACTACAGAAGTGGATAGACTTGGGGTGTGGCTTTGAGCCACATCTCAGCTCTTCAAAGATAGCTATGTTTAGAAATGATGTACCCATGTTCATTTGTACTTATGGTTTTAATATGCGACAATCTTCTGCCTCTATGGATAGGGGTAATATATGTGAAGAAGCATTGGTATCTGCATTGTTAAAAGAAGAAACATTAGACAATGCCATAGTCAAAGCTATGAATAAGTTTAATGCTATGGACCATGAGGACTTAGAAGATCATAACAAACAAGCTGTTGCCATACCTGATATGGTAAAGTTAGCTTATGAAACTCTAAAGGATTATGGTAAGCCTGAGTTTTCCAAGAACAGAGAACAACAAAAGATAGAGTATGAATTACATGATGACTTAGATGGGTGGACCGCTCCTATGATAGGATACTTAGACTTAGTATACCCTGACCAAGGATTGATTATTGATCTCAAGACTACCTTTCGTATGCCCAGTATTATGAGTTGGAGCCACCAACTACAGCGTGTTGCATACCAACAAGGCAAATCTAATTATGATGTTAGGTTCTTGTATGTAACCCCAAAGAAGTGTGAGTTCAAACAAGATGGGGATATGTATATACTACATGAAGCAAAACAAGTAGTTACTAAGATGAATAACTTTTGTTTCTTGATGACACCTAGCCAAGCAAGATCATGTATTCCTATTGGTGATTCTTTCCTATGGAATAGTAAGTATGAATTAAGAGATCAATACAATAATATGCAGGATGTCTTTTAAACTACCTGACCAATCCAATCCCCCTTGTTGTTCAATACCATGGGCAACAAGCGTGGGATACCATCAATAATAATTCCACAACCTAATATAAATCTAGTCGAGAAGTTCTTGGCGTACTCAAATGCTAAGGACTTCTGGTCTATGAGACAACCCACCTGCATACCAAAAAATAAATTATCACTGTTTGCCCAGTAGGAAATTAGGAACTTCGTATGGTAATGTCCAGATACTGTACTCATTGCTTGTGTCTGACTAACCTTTAATATGTCTGCACCTCTACCATGAGTGAAGAAACATCTTTGTCCATTGCTGAGTGTTAAAGTAAGATCATCTACCCACTTCCACTTCTTTGTTCCCAAGAAATCTGCATAAGGTCTTATTAGCTCCTTTGGCATACCATATTTTAAGGCTCTTCTATACACTAATGAGCTATGATTACTATGAACTTCTGTTACTTCTGGGAATACAGACTCCAACTCTTTTATGTATTCTCTAGCCATTGTTAATTCATGACCAGCACTTGGTAAGTCAGGACATGAATCATGAAAGGATAAGGCATGACTATCAATGCTATCGCCTATGTTTACTACATTATCAGGTTTAAATACTTTCGTTACTTCTTTGAGAAAAGCAAAGCTATCTTTATGGTGGTAAGGGATATGTAAATCACTTATTACTAGTACACATTTATTTTTCATAACATCCTCCTATGTTATTAACAATATACTAGCATGATAAAAAATATATTACAAATAGATTTGACAAGGGGGAATTGTTAGTGGTATAACTTGAGTCAAGATGTTTTATTAAATTAAAATATTTTTGTATGGTGATGAGAAGAGTCAGGTTATTCCCTTCCTGGCTCTTTTCTTTTTAGTGGAGTTCGTAGCTGATTAGCTTCTCATCATTGACCATAGTATCCCATAGTTCAATAAAAGCTACAGCATCTTCATAGGTGGGGAATCCTCGGCATAATATATTGCAGCTAAACGTACCATCTTCTGACTCTAATACAGTAAACATATAGGGAAGTTTGGTTTCATCTGCCATAAATCTACCTTAAAATTAGAAATAGCCCTAGAACGAGCAGAGAAAGCCATAGAAAAGGTTTCTTGATTTTATAATAACCACATCCACAAGTGTCTATAACTCTGCTCAGTGGCAATTTATGTGCGATTTTTTTTAGTTGTTCTAGCATGATTGTCTCCTATCTAGCTAATGGGTTCTTGTTATCTTTCTTAATACCTTCTACCTGTTTATCAATCAAATCTAATCTTGTTTTTATTATCTCTAAATTGTTTTTGTTATCAGATAATGATTGTTTAATATCACTGATACGATCAAGTGTAGATTCATAGTTAACATTTATCTTATTGTTTGTTTCTGTCAGGTCTACTGTTTCATTAATGACATACTGCCTGGCATTTAATTCATTAATTGTTTCTTGCATAACATCTATTGTTGTGGTGAGTTCACCATACTTAACGAACCCAGCACCGATAGCTGATACAGTACCTAATAAGGCTACGATAGAGCCTAGGTTATTCTTTAGTTTCTCCATGTCATGCTCTTTAGTTTAGTCTTTAGTTTTTGTTGTTGCTCCTGATTCCCTTCTTGTAAATTAAAATATGTGGTTAGTGGATCATTGGCAACATAAGTAATGTTACCATAGATTTGCCTGTTATCAAAGATTGTTATTTGGTCTGCATAAATATTTATTGGTTCATAGAAAGCTACGTCTTGCAGCAATGGCTGATCCTTTAACATCACACTTATCTTTACCTGGTCATCAGTCATAACCTCAGCTAACATTACCTTGACTTCCCCAGTCTGTGGTTCATCTGTATCAATATCTTCTTTAGGTTCTTCCATAGGCATCTCTTCACTAAACTCCTCTGGGATATCTTCCTTGTATTCCTCAATGAACTCCTCCACATCATCTGTTGTTGGCTCTTCTAGTTTCTCTTCTTTGATTTCTTCTTCCTTCATATCATCCTTTGGTTCTTCCATGAACATATACATATCCTCTTCAAAGAGATAGTACTCATTCATTTTAATTTCTTCTTCTTTGAATACATCAGTGAATGTAAATGTTTCATCTTTAAACTCAGCCTCATACTTCTTATCAAAGTCATCAAGCCAAATGTCTACATCATCAACAGTTTCTACATCCATTTTAAATGGTTCATAATATAATATAAGCGAGGGATTTCGGAGGTCTGCTCCATAATGGTAATCAGGCTGGCTAGGTACATAGAAACTAAAACGAGAAACAATATCATAATCACTTGCCACATCTGTTATAAATATACTGTTTGTTGGTGCTGTAAAATAACTACAGTTTGTAGGACAAGTGCCAGACACTACAGTATTGTTGCTATATTCTTTTCCATTACTATCAGTAATAGTCTGACTGATTGTAACTGATTGGCTTTCACTATTCCAGAACCATACATCAGCAGTTAAGTCTGATTGATATACGTTCTCTATATCTATAGAGTTCATGTGGTCTGATAGAGTTATCTTACTCTCTACATACTGACCATCAACACCAGCTATTGTATTACTTCCATGATAGCTTTGTATATTCGTTGTCCAATTACCATCAGTAAAATCATTTGATAATAAATTACCTGTTGACTCTGCACTGGTCTTTGCACTTGCAAGTGTTACCACAAACAAGATAAGGAATAAGTGTACCAAGCATCTCATCTGCCTGTAGAGTACATCACTTGTTCAGCTTGTACTTTCTCTTTTAGTTTCTTGTTCTTAATATACTCATCATAGTCTGGTCTTAGAATGGCATACTTCTGCCACAATCTTTCTGCTTCATCTCCTATCTTGCCTTCAAATGGGCAAGGAGTACCTGCCATTCGCATAGCACTAAAGACTCTAGGATCTTGGCATAGCACAGCAATCCCAGCAACTTTCATATTGTGTACTTGAGATAATTCTCTAGCTAGTTTGATACGTTCACAAGTAACATCTATTTCATTGGTGCTTCCAGAGATGCCGATAATACTTGATTGTAATCCAAATGAAGAACCAAGATTACAAGTATCAATTCCGCTACTACTGGGTGGAGCTGATGCTGTGGGTGGAAAGCTCTTGATGTTAGATGTATTGTTGGTAGTGCTAGTGCTTGTAGTGTTACTGCTTGAACCAGACTGGTAAGTAGTTGTACTGCTTGATGTATAGCCACCACTAATCAATGTGTTATCGCCAGATACATTGTTGTTCTCATCACCATAGACAAGTAATGTACCAGCAACAACTATTAGTATTGTCGAAACAAATAGCTTCAACATTCCTTCAAACATCTGCAACATTATTTTTTCCACTTAGTGAGTGTTGATACACCGAATGAACCAGCAACAATGGTGAGTATAATATACCAGAACTCTGTAGGTGCAGAGCCTAGTAACTCCCATCCTCTGGTCATGTGTACTTGTGTTTGTGGTACGAAGTGTGCTACCAGTATGCAAGTAAATACTACAGTTAAGTACTCATCCTTCCAAGACTTCTGACTAGCCTTGACTTGTTCTTTCAATACAGCTTGTTGTGCCTTAGCAATAGCTTCTTCTTTCTTTATCTTAGCAAAGTCTGTCTGCTTGATAGCTTCCACCTCTGCTTCTCTTATCATAGCTTTCTTTTCCATAGAATGTTTAACACCACCAATAACCTTGTCAGCTACTAGCTTAGTAATTGGATTGGATAGTAAACCTAGGAATGGAATCATTTGAATAGCCTTATGCCTGTGTATACAGCACTAACAATAGCACCTAACCAGAACACAAGTTTGATTGCACCTCTGCCCATATTGACTTGCTCTTTCAAGTCGTCAATCTGCTTTTGGTTCTCACAGACTTTCTCTGTAAGGTTATCAATCTTTGTACCAATCACTGCTAATGTTACTTTTTCATCACTCATTTTATTTACTTTGGAAATATATCAAAAGGGTGGAAATCTTCCCACACTACATAAGTACATCCTTCTATTTCTTCTTCTTTAATTATGTTGAACATTGTTACTCCTATTAAATTTCTCTATGGTCTGTTATTAATACGTTCGTTCCATCTAATGATACCATTCTTAGGTATGATGTTGTTGCTGGGTCTGGACCCGTTCCCAATGCTGATGGTAAAGTAGATACAGTTGCTGGGAAAGTTGTTTGGTAATCAGTAAATACGGTAAAACTTCTCCAAGTCTCAGATTGTAAGTATCCATCTGAAGAAGTACCATCCCACCACATATTCATATATTTATAATCTGGACTAGGAAGAAATGTAATAGGATCATAACTACTCAAAGTATAATTACCACTTTGTCTTGGGTATCTACCCGCACCAACATATCTAATAGTTGTTGTATCATAAGGAGTTTCCATTTCCCATATCCACAGATTGTAAGTTCTTTCTGGACTAGCTATAAAATGCCCCCAAAAAATGTATTTACCATCAGGACTAAATTGAATTAAATTGTTATTGTTAGCTTGATTTGGTGCTCCATCAATAGTAGGTCCACCAGCAGTTAAAAAATCTGACTGGTGGTCAACAAGAGTTTTTGTAGAGGTTATATCATAAGCAGTACTTAACGATACTTTCATTAGAGCTGGACCATAAGTTGAATTAGTATTGTTATTGTTAGCTTGATACACCAATATATTATCCCCAGTGCTATCAAATATAAAACCACTTGCATAAAAGTTTGTGCCTGATAGTCCAGCCGCAGTAACGACACTAGAAATACTTGTAGTAGTGTAAGTTGTATTTATTGTGCCAATGTCATAAGCAGTATTAAGATTAAAAACTCCTATTTCATGGAGAGCAGTTTGAGAACCACTAGTTAATTTAGTTCCGTTATCAAAAAAATGCTTAGATCCATACAACATATTTTGCAGAAAAGTACCAGTTGTTATAGTTTTTGTTTTCTCATAAGTTGCTGTAGTAATATCATAATTAGTAGACAGGCTATATTGATGACACCCAAAGACTGTAGAACCACCAGAAATGCTCCTCATTGTAACATAAACTTTACTTCCATCATTGTTATAAAAAGCATGATATACTTCCCTAATATCTGTAACATCACTTGTAGCAACATAAGAGCCATTATATATTGGGTTAGAATAATCTGCCTTTTTTCCCACATTTTTTAAATACAATTCTATCTCACCACCACTTGGAACATTGCTAAATGAATAAGTAGTATCACCAGTTAGTGTATGACTAAATGCTGTAGCAGAACTCCAATCTATTGTAGGTGTAGTACCTGTTAATGCAGTACCTAAATCAAATCCACCACCTGCATCTGCCCACGTCATTGTACCATCACCATCACTTGATAGGAATTGACCAGCAGTACCATTGCCACTAACATCAATCTTAGTAGCATTGATAGAGTTATCAGCTAGTTTAGCTGTACTAATAGCACCATCAGCTATATCGGCTGTATCTACACCATCTGCTATATCTCTTGCTTTAGTCATCTCTATCTCCTATTAAATACATATTAAATTCCTTATGGGTTTG